TGTTGTATTTGACAAGAACGACCTGTCAGAAATCAGATATGCTTGCAGCAAGTGTGGCGTCATATCCAGCGAAGCAGAATGGAAAGAACACTTTATTGACGGAACCTTTGTGCATGAAGACCCAGACAACCCCGTGCGTGGGTTCCACTTGAACACGCTTGCTTCCACATTGACCACATGGCAAGAAGTTGTTGAAAAGTTTCTGACGGCAAATGACCAGATGAAAAAAGGCAATGTGGAACTGATGAAAGTATGGACCAATACTGAAATGGGGCAAACGTGGGAAGAAGACGGGGAAACCATAGAGGACGACGAACTGATGAAACGCCGGGAGAAATACAAGTGCGAAGTACCAGAAGAAGTGCTGTACTTGACAGCTGGCGTAGATACGCAGGACGACAGATTTGAAATTGAAGTTGTGGGCTGGGGTCCAGAATATGAAAGCTGGGGCATTAGGTATGCGGCAATATACGGCGACAATTCAGATATTAACAATCAAGTGTGGCAAGACCTTGACACATTCTTATTGCAGACTTTTGAAAAGACGGACGGAACGAAAATGAAGCTGTCATGTGTCTGCATTGATAGTGGAGGACACAGAACCAATCAAGTATATAAATTCTGCAAAGCCCGGTTCAATCGCAGAGTATTTGCAATCAAAGGTTCAAACGATAGCGCCGCAGCGTATATCCAGAAGCCGTCAAAAAGCAACCGTGAGGGCGCATATCTTTTCACACTGGGAGTTGATACCGGAAAAAGCCTGCTTATGGACAGACTAAAGCTGGAGGAAGAGGGACCCGGCTTTTGCCATTTTCCAAAAGAAGAGGGCAAGGGATATGACGAAAAGTATTTCAAGGGCTTAACGTCAGAAAAAAAGGTAATGCGTTACAAGATGGGCAGACCATATTTTGCATGGGAACTGAAAGACAAAGGCGAA